ACATAATTAGTAGAGAGATAAATTCTGCGTGGTTGCTCGGGTTGCTCAATTCGCTACTCGATGCGTTAGGGCATGCTGAAATTTGCGCGTCGTCTACCGCACCTACTGTAGAGTCTGACTACGAATTAAAGGCAGGAGAAGCTGGAATATCAAAAGAAGCTCTTGAAGCGATACTTGATACAATGAGAAGAAGTGGAATCAAGCCGCCAAGTGAGATAATATCAGCTATAGAGGATATGGATGGCGGCGTGATACCAACGGGATACCTACCAACTAGGTCCGAACTGGAAGCGTTCTATCGCAATAGATTAGGTCTGTCGAAAGATCAAATCGAAGACGTCTTCCATAATATAGATGTAATAAGAATGGACCCAGAAGCATTCAATAATCCAAATATTAAATTGACAGATAATAGTATTTGGTATATATTAAATGCGTTTAGTCCTTGCTTACATAATTTAACCCAGGATGAAATCGTGGAACTGGCAAAAGATATTGAGGGTTTGTCGAATGGCTGAAGTGATCGATAATACTGTGACCGAAAAAATTAAAAATGCTAGCGCGGTGCCTCTTAAGGTCTCCTCGGCCATTCGGCCCCAACTACCATTTACACCCAGCGGGCGAGCAACACTAACTAATACAATACAAGGAATACCAGAAGCGGACTTCTTCAAGGTCAGAGATGTATTCCTTAAAGAATCATTCTTCCGAAGAGCGATAGATGCGTATGTAACTAAGTTTATGAAAGAAGGATGGACACTCGCAGGTAGAAATGAAAAATCACTGAGTTACGTGAGAAAACGTTTTGATCAGATGGAAGAAGTTGGTGGTCTCGGACTTACTAAACTCATGCGACTTGTTGCAAGATCATTATTTATCTACTCAAACGCATTCATTTATAAAGTAAAAAACAAGGAAGCATCTGGCGGAAAACCGTACAAAGATATATCAGGGATGAAAATAAATCCAGTAGCTGGATATTTCATTCTAGATCCATGTTACATGAAAGCAGAGTTGACACCAACCGGCAGAATCAAGCAGTGGGTATATGCTCCGCCGGGGTATGAATTTGTGAAAATTCCCGCCGCCAGTATTATACATATAAAATTCTGTGAACTCCCAGGAGCGTTATTCGGTATACCAATAGTGGAACCAGCAATTGGCGACATCAGAGCTCTTCGGAGAATGGAAGAAACAGCTGAGATCATGGTATTCCAGGAAGCGTCCCCTCTTTATGTATATACGGTTGGAACTGAAGAAATTAAGACCATCATTGAACCTGAAGTCATGTACGAAGCTGCTGGCAGATTAGAGACAATGCTCGAGCACGGTGGAATAGCTATTCCATATAACCACAAAATAGAGATTATTGGAACCGGTGATAAATTAGCAGACTTTAGTCGATACCTCGATCATTTCAAGAAAAGAATATTTACTGCTCTCGGGGTATCTGGTATAGATATGGGTGAAGCAACCTTGACATCTGGCGGCGGAGCCGAAGCCGTAAGCGAAGGCATGATATCCACTACCAAGGAAGTACAGGGAATAGTTATAGATGAAATGAATCGTGAGATTCGTAACATACTAAAAGAGGGTGGCTGGCGGGATGTATACGAAAATGACAAGGTTGTGCTGTATACTCCAGAAGTTGATATTGATTCCAAGATAAAGAAAGAGTCACACATTCTTACTTTATGGCAAGGAGAACTGATAACTCGACCAGAAGCAAGGGATGAAATGGGTAAAGATCCCATGACGGAACAGGACGAAGAAGAAACACTATCCATGAAGGTAAAGCTTCCGTTGCTGGAAAGAGAAGGCGAGATACAAGAGCAGATATCCAAAGCGAAGACGGGTAATGATACTACCAGAAACGTTGTTCGAACATCAACAGGTAAAAATACTCCAGCCAAACAGAAGACCACACCTAAAAACCAATATGGAAAAAAGACCGGCCCCGGGACACAAAATGATAGTGAAGTATTATCTTACGTAAACCGAGTTGTCAAATTAGAATCTATTGACGATATTTGTAGCGAGATAATAAATATGCTATCTGAGAGAATTTATGAAAGTTTCATAGAGAATAATAAACCTGGAATATTTTATAACTCAGAGAAAAAGTTTATGACGGAATTCCTTCATAACCTACTGAAATCATCACAGGATAGGATAACCAGATTCGGAGAGAATCCCGATATAATGGAGATCGAAGCCACGAATATAGAAAATAACCTCATGGAATTCTTTGATAGTTTCGTGGCATTTGCAAATGATAAACTAAATGTATATTCTAATATACAGGATGGAGAAAATATGCACTTTATCATGCCAGATAGCGATTTATGTAAATATTTTTCATAAAAGGCTTTACATTGGCATGTAAATATATTTTCTTTGATTAGATGCAAATATTTCATATGGATTATTTGCTGTTACGTGGGAGCAAGAAAAATATGGCAAAAGACAATAAATTTCACATTACACATAACGCGATGATGAGTCTTGCGGATGCCGCAGTAGATCTTCGTGTTACTAATGATATTAATGTGAAATCAATAAATGACGTGTATAATCTCTATCTGGAGAACGCCAAGTCAGAAAAGTCAAAGACGAGACGCAAGCTCTCAGTTAGAGCGCGATCTATCACCGCTGGAGTAGATCTTCCTAATTATACGCACCTTGACCCAGTAAATGTTGAGAATTATTCGAAAACTTGGGTTACTCCATACCAGAAACCAGTGCTCACTCACCACGACAGAACATCTGATCCTATTGGTAAAGTTGTAGAATATAGCGTCGAGAAGGGTGGAGACGGAGTTGGTATTAATGTAATGCTCAATATTCTCGACGAAAACGCCATTGATAAATTCCTCGATCAAAGATTCTTCACCCTATCAGCAACCTACGCACCGACTAAAATCACATGTAGTGTATGTAATGGTGACCCGATGAAGGGCACCTGTGAACACTATCGTGGACAGTCAGTGTATGTCGATGCTGATGGACAAGAAGTCGCAAACGAGGACGAGGCGGTTGGCACCAAGACTGTCAGTTGGATTGTTAACGATCTTGAGTTCGTAGAACTATCTGTTGTTAATGTTCCGAATGACAACCGCGCTGTTGTTAAAGAAGCATCGTTGGTAGAAAACTCTAACGAGTTGATAACTAACGATGATGAATATATTGATAGCTTGCTAAATCCGGAGAAGATTAGTAATGTAAATGTTGATATGTTTGTTATTAACTCAGACGATACAGAAGAGGAAATAGCTAACGCTACATACAGTGTGGAAAATGAGAAGGAAACTGGAATAGTGTTTACAGACGAAGAAAAGGAAAAACTCACAGAGATGAACACAAAATTGTCAGAAGCGGTAGAAATGCTGTTTCCCAATAGTGTTATAAGTGAGGACGAAATTAAGAACCTTCCTGAGTCACAGTTCTGTGTCAAGCCTGATATTCTCCCGATCGCAAATAAAGAGTATGCTGCCGCTGCTCGATATATCATCAAGAACTCAGAACTCGAAGATGAGCTACGAGTGAAACTCGAAAATGCATTGAATGAGATTAAGTTCGAGGAACCTGAGACAAAGACAGAAGAGAATTCCGAATCGGTAGAAGAGGAAGAATCTAAGTCAGAAGATATTGTCAATGCGCAAAAGAGAATTGAAGAACTTGAGAATGCTCTCGATTCAGCAATGAAAGAAAAAGAAGAGCTTCAAGAGAAGTTTGACTCGTTGAAGGTTGACGAGTTGAAGCAAGAGAATAGTGATCTTGCTAATAAGTGTAGTACGCTGGAGAATGATATCTCAATCTACGCTAAGTCGATTTTGGATATCAAAAACAGTGCAATTTCATCTATCAAACGCTCGATTGCTGTAATGCAGTTGTCGAATGGTATGTCAGATGATGAGTTTTCTCCTAAGTCTGTTGAAGACGTGGAGAACGCGATAACTACAGTGGTCGAAGGACTAACAGGAACGTTCCGGTCGATCATCAAATTGAACAACGACGCCATGTCTACTGTTATCGCAAACATGGTACCAGCCGAGGATCCGAAACCGGTTCATGAGCAGCTGGAAAATAATGCACAACTTAGCCCTGATAAGAACTCAATTAGGGTGGACCCGGAAGCTGAACGCTATAGAATGGCGATAGCTGATTTGTGGTCCTCGGGCAAATAATTTTGGAGGATAAAGTATGAGCGCTCCTTATACAAAAATTAATCCGATTGGGTCAGCGCGTGGCCTGCCGATGCGTAGTCTCTTCGATCGCTACAAGAAATCGCCGCTACAGCACGATATTGTAGAGAGTGAAGGTATTGCTATTGGTGCATGGTATCCACACCGCCATCTCCCAGTTGGGTGGATTGACATCAAGACACAAGAAGGAGTAGTCGTTAACAAGGGTCGCATTGTTTCACTCGCTGATCCTAGAGTGACTATTTCTGGTGGTATGGACTATCCAAGAGAGTCAGGTTATGTATATACTTACGTTGATCCCACTACTGGCGTTATGCAGAGTGGAACAATGTGGGACACTGGATTGCGCGGCTACGAGAGCACCATGGGTGGTGTTATTGTTCCTGCGAACGGTGGACACGATGCTACGATGTATTACACATCGGCTGACGTGACGCTTGGCACAACGAGCACTAGTGGAACAATTGTTTCGGCGGCGGGTTCGGGTTGGGTTAACCCAGCTAACCGTCCGATTGGTGTTGCGAGAGAAGACGTTTACGCTGACACTCGCGGCAAGTATCTAAATGGTACAATGATGGGTGAACCGTGGGTCGGTGTGATTTGCGATCGCTACATCAAGCTTCCGTTTGTCGACGCGGTAAAGTTCAACGACGCTGATTGGAGTGGTATTCTCCACCTAGGTGATTGGTCATTCGGTGCCGCGTATAACGATGGATCAACTAATCAAGTATCAGATTGGACGAACAGTGGCGCATATATGGACGTCGCTAGAACGCACAGCTTCCTATACACAATTCCTGGCGTAAACAATGGTGGCCTGTATCCTGGCGCGTTCCTGAAGTCAGACCTTTATGGTAACTGGATTCCAGAGTATAACGGAATCAATACTACCATTAGTGGAGACTTTGAAGCGGCTGGTTCGCTAGAGTATAGTGGTGAAGTCGTGTCCGGCGAACTTACAGTTACATTCGACGTTCCGAATTCGTTTAGCGAACAGACTGTTGGTAGACTCGTTGAGATTTCTCACGACTATCCGCAGGATTTGCTGGACATCGTTGATACGGCAAATACGACAGACCCATATAACAGAGTCACCGGAACAGCTACGGGTGGCCTACCGCAAGAACTTTACACATTCGCGTATGACGCGATTTACTATGCTAGCTCGGGTACGATCACCCCAACAACTCAGGTTATCGTAGATGCGTTTAGATCTGGCGTCTTCGGTCTGGCTAGAATTCAGGTCATGGTGGCTTAAGGAGAAAGACGACATGAGAAAATACGGCACAAGCAACATCATAACAGACCCGGTAAAGATTAATTCGGATCTTAGAGCAATGACTCGTCTAACTCTCGAGGACAACTATGGCAGAGAAGGAGTAAGCCTGCCAGGCGTCGACCAGTTTGAAAATAGCCGCGAGGCTGTTGATAACATGGAACTCGGTTTTAGAGAGCGGATGGTATCCGATGATCTACTCCGGCGTGCGGTTTATCGCGCATTCACTAACAATGGCATGATTACGCCAAGTCATCGACTTGAGATTCCCAATGCGTTGTCACAGTCAGATCTCACACGGTTTATCCCTGAGACGATTGTTACAATCATTCGAGAAGCTCTCGAGCCGGAGACGTATATTACCGATATGGTTTTCCAGAAGCTTGCCGTCACACACGGTGTTCAGGTGAACCTTGGTAGTATTGGCGCAATTGCTGCAAGTATTATCGCAGAAGGCACCGAAGCGAAAACGGTCACCATATCCATGGGTGATGGTGAGCAGGTTGTCGTGAACGTCAAGAAACACGGTGTTAACATCGCCGTTACTGAGGAAGTTATTACTTACTCTCAGTGGGACGTGCTCGGCGTTTGGCTTCGTGCTGTTGGTAGAGGCATGGCTCGTCATAAGGAAAGACAGGCCATCGAGCAGCTTAACACATATGGCACACCTGCTATGTTCGACAATAAGAGTCCGACGACATCAGTTTTCGGTAATCTTACTGGTCGTAATATCGCTGGCGTTCATAATGGTTCGTTCACAGCGAACGACCTTATGAGAATGTATGGCCATATGGTGATGAACGAATTCCTTCCGGATACGATTATTATGCATCCCCTTGCTTGGGCGATGTGGGCAACCGATCCGGAACTTCGGGAGATCGTCATCTCTGGTAGCCGGGTTACGTCGGTTGGGCTCCCAGCTGGTGCTGGTGCTCAGGGTTGGCCGGATCCGTTTGGTGGACGTGGTCTACGTACGCGGGTTACCGGTCAGACAACACCGAGTGGTCTATTTGGCAAGATTGGCATTGACCCGTATTCGACGGACTTCTCAGCGATTGGCTCAACATGGCAGATCGCTCCGAGATACATGCCTACTCCGCTTCGCGTTATTGTTTCTCCGCTCGTGACGTTTACGTCAAGTGGTGGAGCTACAGACACAGCTGCGGAAGGGTATCCGACGACAACGGTTACGATGCTGGATTCGTCAGAAACTGGTATCCTCGTTTATCCTGCTGATATGGCTGGTGTTTACCTTGAAGAATGGGATGAACCGGCGCGAGCCATCAAGAATCTTGGTGTTCGTGAACGGTATGCGTTCCAGGTTCTCAACCAGGGTAAGTCGATTGGTACCGCGTTGAATGCAGTTATTGCTAAAAATTACGTGTTCGAGAACGTTAATAGCACGACGCTTGCTGATTTTGATGCGTCGGGTTCAGGACTCGCTTCGTAATTGATAGCGACATTCTAACACCATAATAAAACTGGGGGGCCTCCGGTGGCGAACTGGTGGTCCCCCTTTTCAGACTGGAGACATATTTATGAAAGTCAAATTAGCCCCACATGAAGTTCACTTTTCAGATGAACTTAGCGGAATTACGCTATCAAGAATTCAGGAAGACGTACCCACTGAGATGGAGATGCCGAAAGAATTCATATACGATGACGTATTGAACCGAATGACAATGGTCGTTGAACAAAACGTTAGTAACTTGAGAAACATTAGGCGTGCTATAGATAAGGGTATACTGATACCTGTCGGTGAATCTACTACCAAGGGCGTTTCCCCAACACTTGAACCAGAAGAATTAGCTGCAATCCAAGGCGCAAAGACTGCAAAGGATAAAGCACAGCTCTATCGAAATCAAATGAGAGAGCGAGCAAGGAAGATACTTGCCCTTCCGGTTAATGAAGCAAAGAGTGTAATCAGATCAATTAAGGAACTGGAAACACTCGATACACTGATACTTGTAGAACAGGAACGTAAGAAGCCGAGAAAAAGCATGCTGGATGTCATCCTCGCAAGAATGAGAGCCGATGATATTGCTGGACCTGGCCTCGTGAAGATCATCGAAGATGATGAGGACGAACAAGAACAGGAACCAAGCAAAGAAGAATAAAGGTAACATAGATGGCTACAGTTACTGTTCATAGAGTTATAGATGGTGATACGTTTACCTACCTCGGAGAATCCGGAGAAGAAGTAAGCGTAAGGATCCTCGGGATAAACGCGCCAGAGATAGACAAAGGTGAGTATTTATCAACGGCAGCTAAAGAGTATCTCTACGACAAGATATACGGAAACGAAGTAGAAATACTACAAGATTCAACCACGACAGATCAAGACATATTTGGCAGACTCCTAAGATTAGTTTACTATGACGGCGACGATGTCGCAGTTGAGATGGTCAAATATGGACTAGGGACAGTAACTTGGCCCCCGTATGATTCAGCTAACCGATTAGCAGCAATGATAGCTGAAGATTCAATTATTAGAAAAGTTGCCGCCGGGACATATACAGCTGATACAATATGGAGCTCAGAGAGTCCTGGCGGTATTGCTGCAGCTGATAGAATAGCTCGAGAGAACGAAGGATTCGCAACAAGAATACTGACACTTCAAGAAGATATTGACGCATCTCCAAATCCCCACTTTCCAGATTATGCCGAATTAATTACTCCAGAAGACGGTGCTACTTCAGTAAACATAGACTCACTAATATTTATAGATCTCGATTTCTCATTATACTCATCAACATATAATCTTTTAGCAACAGAGTCACCGTTTGCTGTATACAAGGATTATGGGGAATTTTCTAAGGGATCGAAGAAGATAGCTGGAACTTGGTACCAGGATGAAAATAACAGAGTAACCATAGACATAGATGATTCTAATCTGGAATACGAGACGTGGTATACCATATACCTACGTGGGGGGAATGCTACGTTCCTCCTATCAACTGAATCAGTCTCCACAGTCGGAGATGGGCCGACGATATACTATCCATCGATGTCTGATGCGGCTGGTGCTATTCCTTATTCAATGTCGTGGCACTTCAGGACGAAAACCACACCGGCGAGTACATCTACTGGTTACCCATATGGGTGGACCGAAGCAGATATATCTTCAAGCACTCCATCGTCTGGCGAGATTGATGTCGTAGCACAGAACGTTACAATATATTTTGATCATGCAATATCTGGAGTTGCAAGTATTGATTGGTCTAGTTATGTAACACTCAAAAGCAAGAGCATACTTGGCGATAGATATACCACAGCAACGTTCGATGGAAATTCGTTTGTTCTCGATGACTGGTCTGGATCGATATCTGGAACAACTACTGGAACTACGAGCACGGTAACATTAACTTCTGGCAACTGGGAATACAACACAGAATACTATGTGACTATAGCAAGCGGGCTTCCTATTATTAGTGGATGGTATAACGGCGGAACATTTAATTGGACGTCATACTACTATCCTTACTACGCTACACCAACCACGGTAAAGATGGATGGCGGCGGATTACTGGAATCTATACCAAACTCAACGATCAATAGATATATAGTTCAGGAATCAATGGAAGCAAACTACAGAACTTTTCCTGCTTCTGCTAATCATTGGGTTCCTCCATACATATCGGCATCCGTTGCGTCAAGATTACTGTCAGTTCTGAGAACAAGTTCAACACTACCGACCGGCGATAGCGCTGGAGGACTTCTTAGATCCATAGGTAGTATAAGTTTTCATTATGGATCGACAGCAAATGCTTCATTCGAAAAAGAGGTTGGCGAATTAACAAATAGACGAGATATTCTAAGGGAGCGTATATGGCCGAGGCTTCCAATTATCTTTAGCACTAAATCTACTGATAACAGAAGACCAGTTAACAGGACAACATGGATGAGATGGCCAGCGCCCGAGAGATATGAAAACTATTGGACAAGCTCAAGTGAGATACTATAATGTCTTTATTTACTGACAGTTCTATAAACCTTGGTCCTGCTTGGGATCCAAAGCGACCAAAAATAGAAGCCGCACTTGCCCGGTATGGAAGATGGGCTAATCTCAGGATAATGGACAAGTCAAAACACGCTGACGATTATCATGAATTTGGTAACATGCCAAGAGAGAGATTTCCCTATAAATGGATTAATTATCCATATGGGATTTGGGTGAAACTGAGATATGATCTAAATTCACAGAGAACACTTGAAGAATTAACACAAGCTGGAATATATGCTTATGGTACAAATCTTATCATGTGCCCATTGTTGCTCGAAGGAAACATCGTTGTCAATCAATTTACTGGGACACCAAGTATAACATTACCAAGTAGAGTATCCGAACATATAACGAGTTCAGCAACTGGCGTCCCGATAAAGTCAAACGATGTTATCATAATACCAGACTATTGGGAAATATACCCACCAGAAGATCTTCGACTTGACGGATTAGATATCCATGATGTGTTGGTAGTTCGAAATGCGCATGTTGAGCACATAGAAGGCCCAGTAATGTGGCTTATCGGTGCGGAAACCGAGGATGCTCGATGATTAGGCTCGAAGATGGCAATGAGGTGATGTATGCTACGCTTGTTGATGATGACGATCCAACAAGCGGCGAACTAGTAATATGGGACTATTCGAAAGATCTCCATGGTTTTATTTTCTACACAATTATGGAGGAGTTTAAAAAACTTGTCCCTAAAGTAAGAGAAGATGGCACCATAGTGAATAAGTATGATTTCACCGCAGACTATCCGCCTGTTCAAGTTTCAGACTCGACAGATAGAAATAAAAAAATAATGGATGGTTCGATGATGCCGCTGCTAAGGCCAACTGTCGCATATAGTCTCGACAGAAGAGAACCTGCAAGCCAAACGCGAGCTCCATTCAGTGGTTCTCGCCACAGAAAATACACACCAGTTAAAGAGGGATACCCATTCGAGAACAACGAGTCAAAATATCTAGAACTAGTAAAACAGTTCGATAATCGCGTAAGATTTTCTTGCATGGCAAATACCCAGCAAACTGCGTGGGAATTGGTATCTTGGTTTGAATTATTCATGGATAAGACCGAGGGACTGATAAAAGCTGGTGGTATACAACAGTTATGGTATCTTGCATCTCAAAATATTGATTATAGTTATGAGCGAGATAGGATTTTCCGAACCGACGTTTTTTACTATATTAGAACATTGAGACGCAAGTATATCAGAATCGATAAAGTGAAGGAGATTGATATAACAGTTGATCTTGATGGATATGAAATAGACGATGGCGATAGAACAATCTACACCAATCCAAATGAGGCGAATTTCACATCGCCTATTGTGGATAGTAGATACCAAAAAGCTAGGTACATTAGTAAAACAGATACGAGTCCATTTTAATCAGTAATATGGGACTCATAGGAGAGAACAATGCCACTATATGACAACGTACCAGGTATCAGCACCGAACTGGTTGATGGAAATCTGAGATCAGTGAGTGGTGGACCTATTAATGACAGCATCCTCATTATTGGGACTGCTGGAGATGGCCCGGTTAATGAACCGGTTAACATACAGAGTGTCTCACATGCCGTGAGAGTGTTTGGAAATCCATCAGATGGTGACCTCGTCAGGGGCGTCATCGAAGCGTGGAACGGCAAGGTTGCTGGGAACCCAGACATCAGAGCAGTTAGACTCGAAGGTGGACAATACGCAGCCGTCGAGATTCCAGAGACTTCTGGAACAACTGCATGGTCAGTAGTCACTGACGGAGTGAATGCGCTCGAACTTACCGCGAAGACACCTGGAGCAGTGTATAATAATTTCAAAATCAGAGCAGGCACAGCAAACGGTAGATCAGCAATTATTGTTGACAACCCGAAAACTGGCGTCGCTTCAACATTTACCTACAAGACATCAAATCTTGCGGATACTTCAGCTGAAGTTCACACAGTAGCTGAACTCGCAGACGCAATCAATGCGGACAGAAACCTGAATCCATACATTGAGGCGACGTATGATACGATCGATGCATACTATGGATTGGAGATAGGATCTGGAACTCCGTATGATAGCGGTATCACTATTACCGATGAGCGAGTCACGTTGTCTTTGACTGACCTTTACACCGCAAGCGGTGCGGGTATGGCTATCCTACCACCGGGTGAAACATCTGAATCGGTAAAAGACTTTTCAGCAACGGTCATCGACAAAATCCATGAAGTAGAAATGCTTTATGAAGTTGCTGCGTGTAGATCACAGCACCTCCGTGGTGCGACAAACACGTTTAATCTTCCGTATGAGCCAAGACTCCTAAATACGTATTACCTTACAGACATCGAAGGTGCTGCGAGTTGGCCCGATGGGGCTGCGGAAACTCCGGAGTATAGAATTCACGTAAACGCTTACGCATCAGAAGTTGCAACTGCTGACGATCAATACACGTTTATTGTGAACAATATCATATCTCCACCGGATCTTGGTTACTATGCAGAAGAATCAGGAGCAGCTGCTTATACCTTTATGGAATCCTATGGGACTAAGGGTATAGATATTGTACCATCGGCATCTGGTGACTACACTGTTGCGTGGGCTGCGGCTGACGCATCGGGTCTTAACGACGTAACCAGTGGTCACCCAAGATTCAAGCTGAAGATCACCGCAATGACTAATGGAATTGAGACAGTTTTGCGTGACTGGTCGACAATGACAGTAGGATCTGGAGAGGGTTACAATTATAACCTTACAGATAATACGTTTGAAGATGATTGGGATCCAGGTGATTGGTTCACAAGTTATGATGTTTCAGAAGATAAGCTCACTATAACAATTCCCGAAGACTGTGTAGCCGATGCTGGAAT